TCTTGCAAAGATAATCCAATCACCTTGTTTACACCAGGGACCCTCTGGATATCTTTCTTTGTCATAGCAATGCGGTCCCATTCTTAAAACTAAACCACAAGTTGATGCTACTTGTGATCGCTCTACTGTTTCATCTGCTAATAATAAACCACCTTTAGTTTTTTCTTTTTGTTTAAAAGGTAAAACTAAAATTCTCCAACCGGTTGGCTCTGGAAGTTTTGATGATTCGTCTATTTCTTTTTTGACACCTACTAATTCTTTATTTGGTAGAATTACCTTTGAGGTTGACGACTGTTGTTCCTTCATTTTCTTTTTGCTCCTTTTTATTTAGCAGGCTAGATATCTCCTGATTTAAATATTGGTACGTTCGTACCTGTCCTAACATATACTGGTATTTTTCCATATTGTCAACGGCACCAGAAACCATCGCAGCCACGACATCGTCGTGTCTCATTTTTATTATCTTTTGAACTTTAGCTATAAAAGTTAGATCATCCATTTTTTTTCTCCTTCTTTCTTATCGAGTTTTTTCCTCGTTTAAAAATTGCAGCGACTTGTGTTTTACCCATAACCTTGGCTCGCTGTTCTCCAACGGTTAAAATTTGAATTTTTCTAGCAAACGGCTTACTAATCTTTTTAACTTTCGCCACTGTTTTCCGCGCATCCGCCGGCGTTGCGAACTTAATCCCAACAGTGTCACGCGGGTTTTCATCAGTGTAAAGTCGTCTACCATGTTTTTTTCCAGGATGTTTACCTGTTCCTTTTTTTGGATCAGCCATCTACAAACTCTTTTAGTATTATTAATTTTTCTTCAGCGTTAGCTATCTTTTCAATTAGCTTATCACACTCGTCAATGTGTTGAGGGTGTTCACCAATTCCAACAGATTGTTCTAGATATATTTTTAACGTAGCATCTGCTTCAGAAATTTGTGCTTGGTATTTATCTTCTAATGCTTTTAGTATTGCTTTTTTTAACATTTCCACCTTCTTCTAGCCTGACGTAGTCTAGAATTAGGATCTCTTGCAGCTTTAGGAAATTTTTTCATTTGTCCTGCGCTTCTTGCACAGTATGATTTTCGCCTTTTAGCGGCAGCGGACCCTTTCTTAACTTTACCAGTCACAGCTGTTTTTAGTTTTGAACCGGGATTTTTTCTTCTATAGGCAGCGACACCGGCTCGTGTCATACCTGCGCCCTTCTCTGTAGGACGAAAGTTTTTCTTATTTCTCTTTGGCATGTTGTCTTGTTTTCTCATTACGCAAGACCTCCCATGCTCATACTTTTTCTTTTTGTAAATGTTTTTACGTTTGTAGGTTTAGGTCCTGTATTACCCGCTGCTCTTTTTCTGCTGACAGCACTCGCCCTTTCGCCTTTTGTCATCCGTGTGGCTTTTGCAAGTGGGACGCATTTCGGATACTTCCGTTTCGCATCTGCTTTCTGTTTTGAACGGCCACATTTTGCGAAGGAGCCATCTTTTTTTCTGCTCCCAATATCTACCCATTTTTGTTTGAACCATTTATCAAGACCATTTTTAGCCATTATATTTTTATATCGATCATTGTCGACATATCTTCGACACCGACTAAACCTCCACCAGCTTTATTGACTCTTCCACCCATTGCAGATGGTTTACGACCTTTAAAATCTTTTCTCTTCACACCAGAGGGATCTTTAATTTTACCAGCACAAATTTTGCTAGCGTATGCATTTGCGTATGCAGACGGGTAAACTTTAAATTTACGCTTCGCTGCCGATTTTCCTCTAGGACAAAGTTTAGTCATTATCTTTTCCTCGCTGTTTGTTTTGCTCTTCTAAAGTTTGCTGCAGTTGGTGCACCCTTTGCACCTTTCTTTCGCATCTTTCCTCCACGCTTTCTTTTAGCGTGAATGTTTGCGTAT